CTCTGCAATAAAATTCTGCACCTTCATAATCCTCATTTAATTGAGCAACAATAGATATAATAGGTATACCCTTCATTTTACCATCAAAGATGCTGTGAATATGATCATAATGCTTTCGCATCATTGTACCAATGAGATACTTATTAAATCGTATAGGTGAAAATTTAGTTAGCCACTGTGTTCCTGTCTTATCCCCTGGAACGGAATACTTTTCTTGGTATTCTTCTAAAGCTTTAACCAGATGAGGTGTAATTTTATTCTGTTGTTCTTGGGTGCAAGGCATAACATCTAGTTCTTTTGTAGACTCTGATGAACTTTCTCCTGTAGTATAATTATTCCAGGTATGTTTTTTCCATTCTTTTTTATTGTATTCATCAATTAAAGATTCACATAAATCTTTAGGTATGATATTCGCTATAAAAATATAATCATCAACTTTATCCATAAAGCTCTCTAATATTTAAATGAGTTAATGAATCTCTGCTTCCTAATTCATCAATAGAGAAAGTATTAAAAGACATGCTATAACGTGTCTCATTACCTCGATTAATAGGAACGGAATGCCTTAGACTGCTTGGAAATAATACCAATTCGCCATCGGTCATGGGTAGTAAAAAAGTTTCTGAATTTAATTGATTATATTTTTCAGGATTTAATTTTATGCCGTCTTGTACTGATTTATTAAATTGGATGGGAGGAAGTGTTTTAGATTGTCTAAAATAGAATACACCGCTGATGATACTGTTTGGGTGCACGTGTTCGTGATGCTTGCTATTCGGTGGATTGCGATTGGTCCAAGCTTGGGTCACCACGAGTCGTTGTTTAGTCTGTAAAATATTTTGTGTGTACTTATTTAAACTCGTGTTGATAAAATCTTTAATTTTAGATAACTCTTTATGCTTTAATAAATAAGTATCGTCCGATTTAAAATTTTTATTTTCTTTCTGTTCAACGTATCTTAAATTTTCAATGAATTTAAATTCTTCTTCGATGGAAGGTTCATACTTGGTAATTAAAACAGGTATGGGGAAAATTTGTAATAGTTCGTCTTTCTCTTTCATATAGGATTTATACTATATTCTAATACTAAAGTCCACCATGAGAGTCAGAAGCTTTTGAACCTGATATAGAATGTTTAACGCTAAGCAGATCACCAAAATCAGCCATATTTCCAGTTGTATCAATTGTAACATATTCCAGAATATTAACCGCTCCAGCAGGAGAAGTTTCTCCTCCCATTCTGACTGCTCTAGTTTTATTTGAAGTTAATGCACATCCTTGTACTGCTGCCGATAAATCTCCAAAATCTGTTGCATTACCCGTAGCGGCAATTGTTATGTATTGAATGACATTACTTGCAGCAGGTGAATTTGATCCAGCAAAAAGTCCTCTTATTGAACTTGATGTACCAGAAACACCTCCACGAGCAGCGAGTAAATTTCCAAAATCTGTTGCGTTACCTGTACTTGCAGTCGTAATGTAGTCCATCACATCTGAATCACCAGGAGAACCTCCTCCAAAAACTGAACGAGTTGTTGAACCACAAGCTCCACCTCCATATCGAGCTGAAGTTAAATCTCCAAAATCAGAGGCATTACCTACTGTTGCTATTGTTATATAATCTATATTATCCGAAGCACTTGGTGTTGCATAAGCACCATCCACTCCACGAGTTTGACTGCCATGTCCTCCTCCTGCACTATGAGCGGCTACGGCGTCACCAAAATCTGCTCCATTTCCTGCTGATGCAAATTCTAAGTATTCAATTCGATTAGCTTCACCTGGAGCATCATTACTACCTGAACTCATTCCACGAGTAACTGATGATATTCCAGAAGTGAATTTACTATTACTTACCATATCCCCAAAGTCTACTGAATTTCCAAGAGTATGAATATGAATGTAATTTATATTTTTTGTTATATTAGGAGCTGTATATCCTCCCCAAGTTATTGCCCTTCCACTTCCAGGCATGTAGTTGACGGATGGACGTTGTAGTACATCTTGTAAAATTCCACCTCCGCCTGGAGAAGGTTGTGAATACATGTTAGCAGTAACAGCTTGAAGATTACCAAAATCTATACAAGTACCACCAGTCGCTAATTGAAAATAATCGATAACATTAACTGCATTTGGATCATATCCTCCTCCAAAGCATCCTCTAATTGTATTGCTATTAGCTCCAGGATGATGTCTAGCAACAGATAGATCTCCAAAATCTACAGAGTTTCCTGTAGTGCCAATAGTCATTTTATTTAAATCTCCCGTTGCACCATCCTGTCCACCCATAAAGCCGAGGGTATTACTAGACATTCCACCGCCGCCTCCACAAGCGTTAACTAAATCCCCAAAATCAACACCATTTCCTGTAGTTGCAATTTCAACATAATCTATGGCATTGGTAGCACTAGGTGTGTTACCTCCACCAAAAAGCGATCGAGTAGGTGAAGAACATGAAGTTGGACTACTTCTTGCAGCAGTTAAATCTCCAAAGTCGACCGCATTTCCTGTTGAAGCAATATGAATATAATCAATAACATTTTGCCTTGTCGGTGTTCCTCCTCCTGCAGCTATTCCTCTAACATTATTTCCTGTTGCTTGAATACTAAAACGACTAACTGTAGTATCTCCAAAATCGGCTGCATTACCTAGAGACGCTGTTTCAACATAATCAATCGTTGTTGTTGTAGGTACTCCTCCACCCATCCAAACAGATCTTGTTGCTGAAGCAGTTCCACTACAATAACGAGTTACACTGGTATCTCCAAAATTCGCTGAATTTCCTGTGCTTGATATTTGTATATAATCAATCCATGATAAAGCATTGGATCCATCATGCGATCCTCCAAAAAATCCTCTATCGCTACGAAGCTCATTATTCATTATGGCTTTATAACGACCTTTAATGTTCCAAATATTACCCATTATCCTTGTACTCCTCCATGATTATCGGTAGCACCTGCAATAAATTTTAAACTAATTGTTCTATCTCCAAAGTCAGTAGCATTTCCTGTAGATGCTATGGTCACGTAATCTATGGTATTCAACAAACCTGGCGTAGCTCCTCCTGCCCAAACAGCTCTTGTTTTATCTGCAGCTGCGGCAGCTCCAAATCTTGCAGCGGTTAAATCCCCAAAGTCGGTAGAATCTCCTGTAGAAGCAATAGTTACATAATCCATATCAGTTGAATCATTATTACCAGCAGCTCCTATTGCACGAATATCATTAGAACAACCTGTAAGGTTTCCATTTCCACGTTGTAAATCACCAAAGTCTGAAGCGTCTCCTGTGCTTGCTATAGTAACATAATCAATAGTTGCTGCAGCAGGAGTTGCTTTTCCCATCCAAAGTCCACGAGTGCTACTCGCTGCGGCATTATTTGCTATATCAGCTGAAGTGGTTAAATTTCCAAAATCTGCACCTGATCCTCCTGATGCTAATGATATATAATCTATAATATCAACCCGACCTGCTGCAGGACTTGGACTATATCCTCCTGCTGCAACTCCTCGTGTAGAACTACTTAAACCTCCAAGATTAGAACGAGCATTACTGGCATCACCAAAATTATGAAAACCTCCTTTAGATGCAAATAGTGTAAAATCAACATCATCGGTATAGCCAGAAGCTAATGCACCAGCATAAGCATAACCTCGTGTACTACTTCCAAAACCTGTAAGAGATTGTCTTGCTTGAGCAAGATCACCCCAATCAGCAGCATTTCCTAAAGTTGGAATATGAATATAATCAACGGTGTCTGAGATTCCAGATTCACCCCCCATAAATAAAGCTCTTCCTGTTCCACTTGAATAAGTGGATCTTGTTCCTTGATACCCGTCACAAAGACCGCCGTGAGAGTTTGAAGCAGCTCCTAATCTTTTTCTTGCAACTGTTAAGTTTCCAAAATCAACTGCTGTACCCCCATTTGCAATCGTCCAATATTCTATTACATCTGTTACACCAGGATTAATTCCACCTCCCGCTAATCCTCTAACGGAATTAGAAGTTCCCGCAGCATCTCCTGTAACAGCAGTTAAATCTCCATAATCTATTGCATTACCTTGTGTTGCAATTTCAACATAATCAAGTGTTGTCACTAAACCTGGTTGAGCGCCTCCAGCAGTAACTCCTCTTGTTGAACTGCTAGTCGCACTTAAATCTTGTCTTGCAGCCGTTAAATCTCCAAAGTCTATGGCGTTTCCTGTCGTTGCAATTTCAAAATAATCTATTGTGGCAGCAAGACCTGGAGTTTTACCTCCTAAAGCCAAACCTC